TCTCGTTGTGCCCCCTGCCTCTTCGCTCTGAAGCCCAGCAGCAGCTCAGCGTACTTCAGGTTCCTAGCTATGATCGGCCCAAAAACATCATCCTCAGCCATCGCTTGTAATGTTTGTTCCGAATCGCCAAAAGCAATCTCATCACGAAGCATCTCAAGATCTCCCCTATTCCCGGGCGCGTAGCTCAGCAGCTTTTCAGCATCCACCCAAGAACCACCGAACCACGGTCCCTCCTGCCTCGTGTCTTCCTTCGTGCAGTAATCGTAAAGCTGTTGCCGTGTCCCGTTCCTCGGTTCAATGTGTGCCGTAGGAAGCTTGTGCTTCAGCGTCTCGAACCGGACTGGCGTATCATTTATGATCGCGATCTGATAATGCTCAAACCCAGTCTTACCGCCCTTCTCCCGTTGGCCCACCCAGCGGTATTTCTCAAGAGCATTCTTCACATTATCCAAGCTATACTTCGACGCATCTATTGTGAGAATCCAGTCTCTACTCGCTTTCTTGGTCATTTTGTTACAACCTCCCTTGTTACAAGCAATTTTTCTCATAACACCGTCTAATCGTTGAGATCTCAACGTTCTCGTGTTATTTAGCGATCTCGTTGTTACAAGCGCTTGTAACATCCTCAAGTCCTCTTAGCGTTGCCATTTCAACGTTTTGATCATTCATGTTACAAGTTACAAAGGTTGCCGGTAATACTACCGGCAACCTACCCATATCCACACGCGTGGGTTGGTGCTTACCGCGACAAACGCTGCAAGCATGCAACATCGCTTCGCATCCGCCGCCTCCACTTCACTGCCTCGCCACGCTTACGCTAAGCGAGCAGCTCCGTTCCGCCGTCGGCCACTCGCGATGTCACTCCACTTGCCAGGTTCATCCCTGAACCAAGCAAGCCAATCCACGCTATTTCAATTATGATTTAGATTTCTGTCGATGGCTCAAGCCTTCTAAGCATCTAACAGGCCCATCATCCCATTGGGCTTGCCAATCGCCACGGCCTCGCGGCCGTTCAGCCCGGTTCCACACCATCTCGCACATAAGCCGCAATCTCTCGAGCAGTCCAAAGATGGCCACCGGTATTGATGATCAGATCCGTTGCAGGATCATCTAAGTCACCAAACGGCAAGGGGATCAGCCCATCACCATCAGCAATCTCCCGCGAGAAATGGGGGTGACCCAGCTTCGCCAAACGCTCCTCGATCTGCCGGGGTTGAAGGTGTGTCATCGCCATGATCTGCTCCAGCGGAACGATTCCAACCAGCTTCATCTCGATCGCCTCCGCTTTTTCTCTTCGTCGATTTCCCTGTTCCGGTCATGCCGCAGAGCTTTGTAGTATGCTTTCTCGGTGGTGATGCCGTCCCTGACCGATCTTTCCCAGAGCTTTCTCCCAAACTCATTCATCAGGCCAGGTCACTTCCTCAGGATCATCTTCGAGATACGAGCTTGTGTCCGTCTCGATCTCGTCCTTAACGCCTGCCGTTGTTGGTGTCGGTAGCATCTCAGTCTTAGGAATCTTCAAAAGCGCGTCTTCCTTCTGAGATTGCAGACGTTTATGTGCCCGTTTCAAAGCTCGATCACGGATATTTTGTGACAGCCATTCCTCACAGGCATAGTCCACCAACTCAGAGAAATTCATCTCCTCCCGGTCAGCAGCTTCCACCATCATCTCAGCTATCTTCGGACGAAGATAGATATTCTTCCTAGTCTTTTGTACGCTTACCACCTTTCTCCTCCTCCATAACCTCATTAGACCAATAACGACCAGCCTCATCTAAAGCCACCATCAGGTGCTTCGCAGCCAAAGTCACAGCATTCTCCAGCTCAAGACCCCGATTCAACGGCTTCATCCTCGGCTTTTTGTGATGCTCGCGTTCTCCCAGCTCTCGGACCACCACCTCATAGTGATTCAGCTTCTCAAGCTCCGTCTTTGGATCTCTCATTTCTCATCACCACCAGCAAAACCCTCTACTACAATGCTGTAGCCCTGACGGTTTCCAGAGGTGACGTACGGCGTGATCCATGCTCGGCCAGCGAACTTCACTCCCTGTTGAGCAGGGACAATCCCAGTCGGCTTCCTCAAAACCTTGACACTGACATTCCTCAGATCACTCTGCCGTTCAAGATCAGAAGCATCAAGATTCACGCGATACTGCTCACGCCCATCAAAAAGCTTCTTCTCATCAGTCGTCTTGCCGTCGTCGCCAGTCACCATCAGAGGTTCCATGCCCTTCGGGTCCAGCGGGAAGCGCAAGTCAAAGCGAATGTTCCGTTCAAGTTCCTCAGCAGTTACTTCAATCCTCATAATCAATCTCCTTAATCATTTTCAAGCCCCACGTTGTTATGGTGCTTAACATATAGATATCACCGTGCTACACCACAATGATGCTCGCGTTCTAATCGTTGAGATCTCAACGTTCCGGTGGTGAAGGCTCAGAGAGAGCTAGCCCGCTACTTTTACTAAATAGGGGGCTAAATGAAGATGTTCCGGCGGAGCCAGGACGTCGATCACATGACGGAAAGATCCGTGAGGCGGCATACTACAAGCTACTTTTTCCGATTGGGCATCTCTCCAGCACGTCGGCCATCCCGTTTATGCCGTGCCATAGCTTGTATCTGTTGAAGTTGCCCGGCTCTAACCCGGTACTGATCTAAGCGGTGAAGCCCGACCCACTTACGTCGTCTGTGAAATATCCGCGTGTGTTCCGGCCACGAACCCGTGATCATGCTATGATCAGTCTTACAGAGCGCCTAACTCTTTATGGTCACCATCCTAATCGTGGTGGCCATTTTTTTATACATCAACACACCGTATTCCTAACACCAGCAAAACCAAGAAACGCACATCAATCATGTTAGATTCGCATCTAACGAGCCAATTCAAAGCATGTGTAATCTATCGTGTCTAGAGAGATCGAGCGTCTATGGTGCGTTAGAATGCGTCTCAGGGGCGCTCTGTGAAACAAGCTGGGTCATACTCCCGGAGCCAGTCTGTGAATGGTGTCCCATTCTTACTGTAGTGCTCGTCCCACCACATTTTCCTTGGCTGAACGCCCTGATCTGATTCCTGCATCAGTCCCGTTCTCGGGATCATATGTGTGATGTCGGTCACCACTTCAAGCCGGCGATACAACGCCATCCGCCTCTTGCCGGTTATCCCGGGGTACAACTCAGACGGTTTATCGTTAGAGACCACATACAACTCTCTTATGTTGCTCCACGTATTTGTATAACGAGCATGAAGCTGCATCGGCCAAGGCTCCATCAAAGACAACAAAACGCTCCACCGGATAGCCCCCGCAAAGTCCTCCAGCATCACCACTGGTTGACCCTCATACCCATCCCACGGCGTATCGTAGTCAGTAACCCGATAAACCAAGTCACCAAACTCACCAAGTAGCCGAGTCGTCTTGCCCGTGCCAGGAAGCCCGTAATACCAAAAGACCTTCACATCATCTCGTTGTGCCCCCTGCCTCTTCGCTCTGAAGCCCAGCAGCAGCTCAGCGTACTTCAGGTTCCTAGCTATGATCGGCCCAAAAACATCATCCTCAGCCATCGCTTGTAATGTTTGTTCCGAATCGC